GGACTAATAGACCAGTTATCTGGTTTTGATAGGATGTAGGAAAGCATCCCCATAGCCTGAAATGACAACAGTTTGTCTTCATAAACAGAGTTGGAAATGACGCTATAATTGCGCTCTCTTTTTGCCCGTATAATGCTCATGGGTCGTTACCTTTTGTGGGCTATCTGGCTCTGTAAACTCTGATCGTCGCTAGTTTGCTCGCGATAATCTTCGCAGCAGCCTCGATAGCAGCAGCCTTGATCGCCTTGGCCTCTTTGCTGTCGATCATTTGGTCATCTGCGAGAGCTTTTGATATTTCGACATTGACTTCACCTAGTGCCGCCATTTCACCGATCTGAATTTCGCTGAGCTCTTCTTGGTCAAGTTCGAAGTCGCCAATAGGGATAAACAAGCCGCCGCGCAAGCTTGCACGGTATTGTGCTAGGCAATATGTGCCCGCGTGGATTTCCATTGCCTCAAGATCTTCATCGTCGAAGAACAGGCAACCGTTGCGTTCGTACAGCTTGTTGTTGAAGGTGGTTTCAGACATACCAATAGCGCCAGCTAAAGCACCGCGACCACCTTTGGTGTGCTTGATGATCTCTTTGACCACTTCTTTCTTGGATTCATAAATAACTAACATAATCAATGATTCCTTGTAGTTATGCGGTTTTATCTAATGAGTTAGTATTCAGTTCAGGCCAAATACTTACCCAACTGTCTGGTCTTAAATTTTTTCTAGTTACAAGACCGTTTGAGTTTTTCTCTATAGCAACACAAAGCTCAGCGCCAATTTTTGATTGCTTACTAATAGCAACGCGAAGGCTCGCTAGCGTTGTTCCACATTTAGCTGCGAAGTCATTTTGTTGTTCTACAGACAACATATTTAAAAAAGCTCTTAGTTCATTCATAGGTACTCCTTTGGAATGAACTATAACCCACAGGTAATATAAAATTCAATACCCACAGGGAATTTACCTACAGGTTAATAGTGATAAAATCTTTGTATGGATATTTATGAAATTAGGCGTCAGCGCCTACTTAAGCTGAAAGACGAAAGGTGTAACGGTAAGATTGTTACGCTTGCAGAGAAAATCGACACATCTCAATCTTACGTGTCGAGGATGCTTTATTCCCCAGACAAAGTGGGAAAGAAAAATATATCTGATGTAATGGTTCAAAAAATTACTGATGCTTTTGGGCTAAACAAAGGTTGGCTTGATGGGATTGACCATGATGAAGGATTGAATAACGTAACTAGGTTAGATATCCAGCCATCATACAAAGATAAATACCCAATTCTAGGGAAAGTATCAGCCGGTAGGTTCAAGGACGCAGTGCAAACATTTGACTTAGAGTATGAGCAGAGCACCGTTAAATGCAGTAATGATTCATTCTGGCTTGTTGTAGACGGGCATTCAATGACAGCACCTCAAGGATCTGGAATCTCATTTTTAGAGGGTATGCTGATACTGGTTGATCCAGAACGCGAATACTGTCATGGAAATTTTGTCGTTGCTTACTGTGAAGATAAACATATGGCGACATTTAAAAAAATCAGCATTGAACCGGAAGGAGTATTTTTGGTTCCTCTTAATCCAGATCCGACTTACAGACGCATAAACATGGCTGACGAGTACTGTGAGGTTGCAGGAGTAGTTGTCGATGCCAGGTGGAAGATGTTTTAACTAATGGGATGGAACTACGTGAAAATAAAGATGATTATTAGCGCTACATTACTTGTCTTTTCTGGTGAATTATTAGCTTCAGAGTCAGGTAATGATGACTACTGCCTTATGATCAATGATATGGCTGGTAAGATGATGGAGGCTAGGCAACTTGGCATTCCATTAGCAGAAATGAAAAAGCCTTTAAATGCATTGAAAGGTGCAGAAAAAGATTTGTTTACTGATATTCTAATTTCTGCTTATGAAAAACCAAGATTCAACGGTGAAGAGATAAGAAAAAGATACATAACAGAGCATCAAAACGATTGGTATATGAATTGTATAAAAGTTTACCAAAGTAAATGATGCAACTTATCTGTGACCTAATCATTGCGATATAATAAGCCTCCCGAAGGAGGCTTTCGATTTATGCAACAGTAGCTTTAAGAATCCCGAAATCAATTAGCTTTTTCGTCAACCACTGCTCGCCCTTACCCGTAATTAGCGGCGTGTGGGAAATTCTTGTTTCCCCATTGGCTTCATAGCTTCCCTGTCTCACTTGGAAGTATCCGCGCTCAATAAACTCTTGGAATGGTAGGTTGTGACGCTCACCGCCAGCCATTAAGATCTTTATTTCTCTAAGTATCGAAAATATCTTGCGAGGTCCAAGACCTACAGATTTAGCAAAGTTCCCTAACTGAACGCCCTTATCTGCTGATGCTATGCGATCAGCAAATTCAGCCTTAGGTGCAGCTATGGCAAGTTGTCTTTGGGTTTCTTCGTTCTGTTTCGCAAGCTCAGCGGCAAGCAGCAAAGCTTCTGGAAGTGTTTGAGGGACTTTGAATTGATTGGCTTCTTCGAGTTCTTGCCAGCGATCTACAAGACGGGCTGTAAATTCTGGTGATAATTGAGCTACAACTACAATGCTGTCTCTCTTCCCTTGCTCGCCATTAAAAACGTAAATGTTTCGATTCACTTCAAATCCTAAGTTGTTGATTTCTCCGAAAACCTCAATTTGAGGATTTCGAATTACACCCTGTTCAACAAGTGATTCAATAGTTCTTTTTACGTTGTCGTGACGTTTTTGGGTAAGTTCCGCAATCTCGCGGCTGCTCATGGTTAGATTTTGGTCGTGTTTAATCATATTCATGATTGCTTCCTTCTATGAAATATTAAAGAACGGTGCCCCTAACGCTTTTGGTCGGTATTACGCTTTGAAAGCGATCGATAAGGACAGGATCAATATTAATTTCATAACACTGGTTATTCAACCAGTTTAGTGATCATTTCTTAACCACCAGAAACCAAAAAGCCCGCATAAGCGGGCTAATCGGGTGACGAACCGACCAAGGCAACGTCACGAAGGTAACAACCAATGAATATCATTCATTAGCTTGTGGGCCACGACCAAGCAACCCACGCAGGTATAGTAACTCAATGAATATCTTCGTTCCACAAATCCAATAATTTTTATGATACCTACCGTCCTAGTGGCGGTTTTTTATGCCTGAAAATTAACCCAGTAAATTTAAAATAAAAAAATATTACCTTGAGGTATTGACATAAAATATAACCCACAGGTAATATCAACCACATCAACACGCAACACCGCTCTTTAACAACCTGTGCCATGAACGACTAACCATGCGAGCGACATTCATGTCGGTCACATACTAGGTCACTCCGAGTAACCCAGTGACGGAGGACAGAAATTCACTGAAATAGACCTTGTGTACCGCTACGGATACCAGGTGTTGAGTCCTATAGATAACGGACTGACATTTGCTGGAACGGCTTAACTGCGAGAATGACACGATATGTACACAAGCCCCGCCAGTCTCGGCGGTGAGGTAGAGACAAAATAGGCTTTGGAAACAGAGCCGATTTGAAACTCCTTTGTGGTAGGACAGCGGTTTGGGTAATTCCTACTAACCCCAATAAAGCTGCACAGAGGAGTTTCAAATAATCCGAGTTTTCTTGCTGTGATAAGCAGATAGAAAACAAATCTGACTCCGATAATTCGGGTGTGAAGCCAACACATAAAAATACAAAACCTTACTCAGTTGGGAGTAAGCCCAGTAATCACATATAGGTGAAGTGCATTGGCAGTGCGCTGAAAAAGAGCTGGCATCCCGAACAAAGGACGAAATGTCTCGGATTATTACTAAAGGTGTTTCGGTGAGTGGTTGGAAAATTCCATTAACTGTATAAGTTTTGAAAATTTCAAATAGTCAACCACTCAGCCGAAGCATCTTGGACATGCTGATATCCATAGACGGTATACGGTGTAGCCATCGGTAATCCGCGCCAGTTCACCACTGCACTGGAAGCTGTAAGCTTAGGTCGTGAATTAAACCTAAGACGTAGACGAGCAGTAATAATGCTACGGAATGAGCGAGGGATCCTTAACTTCGTGATCATTACGACAATACGGAAAGACGTTAACGGATGCTGGTAAACCGGTTATGAGGAAGTGAGCTAACACTTCGGAATCCAGACTTGAAAAGCTGACACCTCGGAAAGACGAGGGATTTTCAAAGCAAACTTAGATAGCTGCCATTTACCGAAGTGTCGGGGGCTGGGGAACGAGAGTTTGCTTTCAAAATTTACGCAACGCATGGCATGGTGCTATTGGAGCGATTGATCACGCTCTGGTTGATTGAGTTCGAATCTCAAGCCGCGCTCCACATTCGAGTAACGACCAAACTACCCCGCCACTGTGCGGGGTTTATTTCACCAGATAGAAGGTAGCGACGATGAAAATTGAAGACTTGTCAGATGATGCTAAAGAATCGCTGGCAGCAATGATTGAGTACTGCACTTCTCATGGAATTGGCATGGGTATGGATGAAGGGTTTGATGCTAACGACAATAAACGTCAATTTCGCATTGAACTAGAAACATTAGCCAAAGAATTAAATATTGCCCCGTAAACCAGCACCGACCTTCTAAGTCGGTACGTAAAAAGCTGGAAGGACGTGAGAGGTTCGATTCCTCTACGGGGTGCCAGTTAATGTCAAATAAACCCACCTCTGAGTGGGTTTTATTTTCAAAAGGCTACAGAAACCAAAAACCCCGCATAAGCGGGGCAATCAGGGAGCGGGTAACGACCAAGAAACACGCTCCATGCTGCTTTCGCAGCGAGGTAACGACCAATGAACACTCACGTTCACCAGCCAGCAAGCCGCGACCAAGCGGCTTACTCATCGAAAGGATACAGTAAATGAATATTCTTAGTCTAGTTCCAGAAAATGAAGAATCCGCGCTTAACGCTTATATCGACAAAGGAGTTGTCCGCATTAAGTCAAACCGAGAGTTTTGCGGCCTCACTATCACCAGCTTTGTGGACTGGATGTTTGAGCAGGATTTACCTCGTCGTATGGTTGTTGGCCTTGTTCGTGAAGTAATGGCAACACAGTTTGATCCTAAAATGAGCAGTCACAAACTTATTCCCCTTGAGAACTTCCAAGACAATTTTGGCGATCTTCTAAATCAGTTCATCGAAGAAAACAAAGTAAAAATAAAAGATGGATATGCAGCCGAAAAGAAGCAGCAATTCGAAAACGACCTAATCACTCAATTTGAGCAAATCCAACTATCAAATTACTGAGGTAACGACCAATGAGTAACATTACATCATTTCAGGAACGGTTCCCTGCAGTTGCACAACGTGGAATAGATGAATCCACTTGGTCTGCACTAACTAACTCAATATTCCCTGGCGCTCGTGAAGAATCGATAATTATGGCTGTCGATTACTGCACATCTCGCGGTTTGGATATTCTACTAAAACCAGTCCACTTAGTACCGATGAGCGTTAAAGATTCTCAAACAGGTAAAAATAACTTCCGCGATGTGGTTATGCCTGGTATCGGTCTTTATCGCATCCAAGCAGATCGCTCACAAACTTACGCTGGTGCTGATGAGCCTGAGTTTGGTCCAACTGTTACAGCTAACTTGGGTGGTAGTGACGTCTCTTACCCGGAATGGTGTAAGTACACGGTTCATAAATTAGTTGGCAGTCATGTTGTAGCGTTCTCAGCCAAGGAATATTGGATAGAGAACTACGCGACAGCTGGTCGAGACACACTAGCTCCAAATGCTATGTGGAAAAAGCGTCCATTCGCTCAGTTAGCCAAGTGTGCGGAAGCGCAAGCACTTCGAAAGGCATGGCCTGATATTGGTCAAGCACCAACAGCAGAGGAAATGGAAGGAAAAGAGTTCGTTCCAAACGAAAAGGACATCACGCCTCAAAAATCTCTTCCAACTCAAGCCACCTGCTACTCACAAGCTGATTTTGATAAGAATTTCGATAAATGGAAAGCTGTTATCGAGTCAGGTCGCAACACACCAGAACGCATCATTTCTATGGCTGAATCAAAAGGCAAGATGACAGACGAAATGAAAGCAAAAATTAAGAAGATTAATCAGGAGCAATGATCATGAAAGTATCAAACGTTAAGTTTCACAACGTTCAACAAGGAACGCCTGAGTGGCATGCTCTTCGTGACTCTGTTGATTTCACTGCTTCTGAAGTTTCTGCGGCTCTTGGTTGCTCACCATATAAAACACGCGATCAGTTGATGCATGAAAAAGCGACCGGAATTAAACCAGAAGTATCAAGTTATCAAGAAAAGATATTTGCTGATGGTCACCGCTTTGAAGAGTTTGCTCGGTCGATTCTAGAAAACCGTTTGGGTGAAGAACTGTACCCAACGACTATCACTGGTGAATGTGGTGGACTTACCCTACTCGCTTCGCTTGATGGTTTAACCATGGATGGCGTTTTAGCTTTTGAGCACAAGTCACCAAACAGCAAAGTTGTTGCTGCTATCCATGCTGAAAAACTCGATGACCATTACAACTACCAAATGGAGCAGCAACTTCTTCTATCTGGTGCGGCATCATGTAAGTTCGTTGCTAGTGACGGCACAGAAGATAACTGGAACGAGCTTGAATACAAACCAAACAAAGCACTCATTAAGAAAATGCTTGCAGGTTTAAAGCAGTTCAAAGACGACTTGGAAGAATACAAAACCAAGCTTGCTAATGGTGAAGTTTCTCAACAGTCTAAACCTGAAGTCGTTGCAGAAGTCATTCAAGATCTTCCTGCTATCAGCTACAAGATGAACGGCCTAGCGATTAACAGCAACCTTGATGAGTACAAATCAAAAGCTCTCGAATTGGTTGAGCAATCCAAGAAGAAGCTGGAGACAGATCAGGACTTTGCCAATGCTGAAAGCATGGTGAAAGTATTTAAGTCTGCCGAGGATAAGCTAGGTTTAATGTCTCAGCAGGTGCTTGGTGAAGTTGAAAGCATCGATAAGTTTGTCAAAGACCTTGGCTTTATCAGCGAGAACATTCGTCAAGCCCGTCTAGGTTTAGATAAGCAGGTGAAACTTCGCAAGGAAGAGATTAAAACCGAGATTGTTGTTGCGGCTAAGAACGAGCTCAATACTCTTATCAACGAAGCATCAACCAAGTACAACGTTAGATTCAATATCACTGCTGACTTTGCTGGTGCCATTAAAGGCAAACGCAACATCGAAAGCATGCGCAGCGCCATTAGTGAAGAACTGGCAAACGCTAAGATAGCCCTATCTGAGCAGAAAGACATTGTTCAGACCAACCTAGACCACGTTAAGCAGCATCAAGAGTATAAGTTCCTGTTTAATGACTGGTCGGTTATTGCTTTTAAACCTGCTGATGATTTCCAGACTTTGGTTAAGCTTCGCATTTCTGAGCACAAAGAAGCTGAAGAGAAGCGACTAGAGCAAGAGCGTGAACGTATTCGCCAAGAAGAAGCTGACAAGGCCAAGCTTGAAGCGGAAGAGAAAGCTAAGCATGAAGCCAATGAAAAAGCAATGCGTGAAGCCGCGATAGAGACAAACAATGTTCTCAATGAAGCGACCAAAGCCGAATCAAAACCAGTTCAAGAAGTTGTCCAGCATTCCACCGTTCAACCAAGCCGACTAGACCAAGCTCGTCAAGTAATGCAACAAGCAGAAACAGCTCCAGTTGCTTCTGTTGAACGCGCAGAACGTTCAGACGAAATGATTAGCTTATCTGTGAAAGAGTACAACGAGCTAATGAGTAAAGCTGACTTACTCGATGCCCTGTACGCAGCTGGCGTTGATAACTGGGATGGATACAGTGAAGCCATGGCAATGGTTTCTGCGGTATAACATCAAGGAGCTTCGGCTCCTTTTTTATAGGTAACGACCATGATTCAAGGTGAATATTACTTACACGAAAACGGAAGCTTGATTTACAAGCCTCACGGTGGCGTTGAAGCAAATAGCACATTCGTTAAACGTGTGTGGGATGCAAGTCTGATCGGCAGAACTCCTCAAGAGTTCGTTAACTGGCTAAAAGAAGCATTTAATGCCGGTGCAAAGCGCAGTGAGATAGAGCGATGCGCTAATGCTAACAACCTTTCTCAATATGTTATTGATTGGGAAGAGCAAGTATTTAATTAAGGTAACGACCATGGCAACAACCGTATTGAAACCTGCTGAGACACAAAAGACATGCGATATGTGTAACGAGGTAAAAAAACACTTCTTCACAAATGGAAGCGCGTCAATGGGCTATGTCCAATCGCAGTCTGACCGATGGGAAAAGACAATTGATATTAAATTGTCATCATCCATTCCATATCACCCTAGTGATGATATTTGCACCGATTGCGCCAAAAGCGCGATGGATAAAATCATCAAGAAAATAGAAGGTGAAGGCCAATGAGCGAAAGCATAAAACTAATAGCTCTCGCAGCAAAAGAAAGAAAGCGAGAATCAAGAGAGAAAAAGCTACGAAATCAATCGTCTTCTGCAGCAATGCTTAGTAAAAATAATATCAGTTATGAATCAAAGAATGACGGGAACCACCTTGTTGTTCATGGGGAAAATATGACTGTAGATTTTTGGCCTTCCACTGGAAAGTTCATCATTCGCGGAGATACGCGTCACTTTAGGGGAGTTAAGTTCCTAATTAAAATTGCTCGCGGAGACTACACGGATGAACAGATGAAAGCGCTTCAAGGTGAGAGGTGACCACCATGGACAAAAAGAAGATTAACTTCTCTGCAGACAAAGTCATTGTTCACGGAGTTGAAGTTTCAGCAGAAGGCGTCCCAGTTCGTGACATTGTTGAGTCAATAAATGAATACGACGCCGCTGAGCATCTTGATAGTGACCTACTTCTAGGCGCTATTGGCGTAGACAAATCGATAGCTTGGTTAGAAAGCCAAGGCTACCAAGTTATATAAGGCGCATTGAGCGCCTTTTCTTTTGAAGGTAACGATCAATGAGCATTACAAATGGTTGGTTTTATCAAGTTAAACGCGGCGAAGAACACTACCAGTATGGGAAGCACCATCCTAGCTACGTGAATATCCTTGGGCAAAGATTCGGTAAATTAACAGTTATCAAGCAGGATGCGGGCAAAGGAGTTACTTGCCAATGTGAATGCGGAAACATCCATGTTGAGAAATACACTGTAGATTTACGTCGTGGACATCGTAAGAGTTGCGGTAAATGCAACAACCTTGGAAATCCTAAGTTTAAGCCTGAAGAAGATGCAGTGATTATCAAATGGGCTGGCATCAAGTCTACTGAAGAAATTGCTGCTTTAGTCTCCGAGTTTGGTTACCGCACAGCAACTGTTCCAACTATCAAAAACCGAGTTAAAACCATTAATAAGAATCGAGGTAAGAACGACAAGGTTTCTTTGCGTAGAAAGGGCGAGTTGTACCCACATGCAAAGGGATCAGACCATGACGTTGAGCTTTGCCGCCGTTTATATGATGAGGGGCTTACACCTTCTGTCATCGCTGAAAAGATGGAAATGAGTCGTTCACACGTTAGTTCGATTGTTTATTACCACTCAAGAACTGAGCCAGCGTGCGGTTGGGGCTAGCTGTAATTACTTAAATAAGCGCTCGAGGGCGGCATGCTGTTTTACGAAAAACAAATTTCTCATTTCACAAACCGATACTCACATCTAAACACTCCACCAACCTTAGAACTCATTCATTTAGGCAAGCAAGCTGATAGTGAATACGCAATCTTCTTAGAAAGGCATCCACATTTAGGTAATGAAGTCTTGTTCTCTTATCCGTCAATGTTAGAACCGCTAGGTTATTCGTATTGGAACAAGCGAATGACTAAAAGTGGTTGGCCTGCCGAGATTAGAGCATTTCCAAAAAAGAAGATTAAAGAGTTTGAGAAGAAACTGAAATTAGTAGGTAACGACCATGAAAAACAAACTTTCTGATTTAAATAATCACTTGTTTGCCCAGCTTGAACGACTTTCTGATGAAAGCACTAAAGGTGACGAACTAAAGGAAGAAATCGGACGTGCTAAGGCCATTAGCTCAATATCGAAAGATATCATCAATAACGCTTCTTTGGCCTTGGATGCTGCAAAATTCAAAACCGATTTCCGTGGCGCGCAAATACCGGAGCAACTGGAATGCAACGAAAAAGTGATTACTCCCCAGAAATGATAGATTTTCTCGCCGAGCACTACCAAAAAGCACCCGTAAAAGACTGGGTGGATAAATTCAATGAACAGTTTGGCACTAACAAAAGTAAGGTTGCATTGTCTGGTTCTTGTAAACGCTTTGGCATCAAATCAGGGCGGACTGGGAAGTTTGAAAAAGGATTAATTCCTCACAATAAAGGAAAGTCATTCCCCCTACGAGGCAAAGCTAAAGAAACGGCATTTGGTGGCGTTCGCAGTAATAGGCCGGATGATGAAAAGCCACTTGGTGCTACTCGCATTTGCAATAAGGACGGGTATTTACTGGTTAAAGTGAGAATGGGAACCAATGCATACGAGCTATCTCACAGAATTCTTTGGGAACAACATCATGGTAAAATTCCACCAAACTATGTGATTCGTTTTTACGACAATTCACCAGAAAAACTCGCAAATCCAACCATAGACAACCTGTTCATGGTAAGTCGTCCTGTTCATTGCCGGCTAACTCAAATGAAGCTATCTGATATTCCAATGGAACACAAGGAAACAATGGTTCTCATTGCAAAGATAGAGCAGCAGATACAGGACAAGAGCGGAAAGCAGAATAGGGGTAACGACCAATGACCATGACTAACGAAGAAATCGCCAATGCAGTTAATGGCGGAAGCGCTGCATTTGGTAACCCGCCATACTCCCGACCATTCATGGATGATGAGCAGTACATCACTGGCATGACGCACATCATTGAATGGTGCATAAAACAGCGCGACCAAGGCGCAAAAATCATGCTGCTGATTAAAGCGGCCACGTCTGAGAAATGGTTTACGGACAAAGCCGACTTTATTCAGTACATCGAAGGTCGAATCGGGTTTGAAGCTCCTAGTTGGTACAAGCCAGCAACGGATAAAGACAAACCTAGTTCGGCAGGCTTTGCTTCTGCTGTGATGATTTTTGACTGCGAATGGCAATGGGAACGACGCCCAGTGGAACGCCTGAGTCGTGATGACTTATTGGCACAGGGTAACGTTATGTTGGAAATGATGAATAAGCAGGTGACGGCATGAAAGTAAAACCAATGATCTTCAACACCGAAATGGTGAAAGCGCTGCTTGATGGCCGCAAGACGGTTACGCGCCGCCCCGTTAAATTATCCAAACATTCACTTAAGCAGGGAGTAACGCTTAAAGACATAGTGAAGGTATGTCGTTCTAAAGAAGATCATTTATTCTCAGCCGTTCTTAACAATAACTTTGACCATGTTGGTACATTTTCTGTTCCTTTCCGTGTCGGCGATCTGCTTTATGTGCGCGAGACGTTCCGACTATACAACAATTCCGATGAATGCGGATGCTCAGACCATTGCAGCTGCCCGCCGACGGGAACGCCGCTCTACTTTTCTACTCATAACGACGGTGAGAGTAAATGGAAGCCATCAATCCACATGCCACGCAGCATCAGCCGAATCACACTCAAAGTTACCGATATTCGCATCGAGAAGCTAAACGATCTGCGCAAGAGTGACGAGCAGGTCAAGAAAGAAGGCTTTGATAGCTGGCCGCAATTTAAGCACGTGTGGGAAAGCATCTACGGCCAGAGCAAGCCTAACGATTACGTGTGGGTTATTGAGTTCGAAGTTATTCACCAGAACGTCGATAAGTACCTCTCTTCATTGCCTCTACAGGAGTGATAGCTATGACCAAAAAACAAGTTGCGTGGACGGTAACTGACGACTTTACGCCAAAATCATGTGTTGTTTTCCATCATCACGGACTAGCCGCGCGCCGCCTTGGCGCTGGCGAGCTTGGTGAAGATTTCGAAGATCTCGAATGCAAACGCTCGCCAGAATTCGACCACTTCGCGGAAGCTGGAAAGGTTCCAACGCAGGCGCTATTAGATGCTGGATGGTGGTTTGAATGCCACCATTGCGGAAAGCGGATTCCAGATGAAGATTTTCGACCAATGGAAAATCTCGTTATTGATGGCGATCGCGTGTACTGCAATGAAAAGTGCAAGTGCGGACACGACAAAGAAGTTTCTGACCGGAACCATAAATTCGAGCTATTCAAGGACAAAGTAAAAGCCTTGCGACCTGATTTGGAATTTACCGAGTTTCAGGGCGGTCATCCTTGGATAACGAACGTAGCGAAATTCACCTTTCCTGGTGCCAAATACGGTGGAAGCGCAAGAGATCATAAAGGCGATGGAAACATTGAATTCTTTATTGCTGGTGGCGATATGGATGCTTGGGACCAATACGAAGATCAAAGAAAAGGCAAGACGCTATGAAAACAACAGAAGTAATAACGCCAAATGGACCAATCCTCGTCCCTTCCGTGGAAGTTGAAGGTTGCTCCGGACTTGCAGTTACAAGTTGTGTATTTGGGCTGTTCGAAGTCACGCATGTCAAATCAGGACGGAGAATCATTGGCGGGTATGAAAGAGCTGTTAACGCTATGTGCACAATGATTGAAATCTATCTTGGCATGAAAGAGTCGGAGATTGATCCGACATTGGGAATGGAAGAATTACAGCAAGCCATGATTAAGTCAGAAGTGAAATGCAAAATTCTCGGAAACATGACCGTCATGGAACATATCAACATCATCAAACCAATAATGGGTTTTTCAGGTGAGTTCCCATTGGAAGGCGATGAAGACAGTCCATTCACTCGTCTTGACGAGCTTAAAGCAATGTTGCTGGAGCAGTAACCATGACACAAGACCAAGCACCACTATCAGACATGCGCGGCTTTAAGTCGCTGCATGCGTATGCGGTAATGCTGGAAAAGCAGAACAAGATTTTAACCAGGGCACTGCTTGAAATTGAAAGTAGCCCCTTTGATGTTGCTGGATTCCCTTCCGCTAAAGAAACTGCTGGATGGATGAACGGACGAGCAACACAGGCCATTGCCGATGCAATGAAAATAGAGAGTGCGGCCAATGACCCTGATTAATATCCACTGGTTCCCCCGCAACAAGCTGATAAACCTGCTTTACCAAGGCAAGCTGTATCGCGGATCAATCGGAACCGTGAAAATAAAAAACGCGCTTGAATTGACAGGTCAAGTGATAAGGAAAAGCGTTTGGGTAAGTCCTGAACACGTTGGAATTGACATTTCAGGAGGGAGTGGTGAGTGATTTTTATACATCTGAACTGTCAGTAAGCATAAAAAATGCTAAGCACAATCAAGAGGCGCTAATCAACAAAAAGCGCTATGTCGAAATGGCGATAACGCACTGGAAGAAAGAACGCGACCCTAACCAAGTCGCGTTTTTTAATGATGCTCTAAAGCTAATCAATAAACATATGAAATTGAATAAAGGGAAATATTAGATGAAAAAGTATGAATTTTTTGGCGCAAGCGATGACCTGTTCTGTGTGTGTGGATCAGCTCTTGATGAGCAATGCGATTCAAGCCAAGGCAGTAAAATGACTTATTCACTTGGTAACGAGAAAGAGAAAGTTATCTTGATACACGGGCAATATGCTGAAAATGGTGATTGTTGGTCAATAACAATAGAGCCTGTAAGCGAAGATTTGCTTCCATTGGCTGGCTGGAGCTTTGAATACAACCCTAAGGACTACGGTTGCCAATTATTTGTAACCACTCCTGAGGATATTGAATGCAATATTTATCAAAAATAAAGCCAACCCACAGACCAAAAGGAAGTATGTGTGCTACTTGCAAAGGTCTTAACTCTCAATTCAAGCACGAATGCCCTTCCCCATCAGAATTCAAAACCATGCATCAAATAGGAAAAGACCGCGACGGCGTGATAGTTGTTCGCTGTTCCAATTTTGAGCGCGTTTAATCCATTAAAAATTTATTTGGCTATTTGTTATGAATAATAATATTGGCAAAAATAATCCCATGTATGGAAAGCCTCCAGTAACTTTCATAGACGTTACTGGACAAAGGTTCGGAAAATTAACCGTAATTGATTATGAAGTTAGAGTTGGTTTCATATGTCAATGCGATTGCGGAAAACAACATATTGAAAACACAAGCTATAACTTGAGGAAAGGGCTTCGAGTTAGTTGTGGCCACTGTAATGGCCGAAGGACTGACCGTTATACCCGTGATGAAGATAAAGTAATTATTAACAACGCTGGAAAATTAACGATCGACCAAATTGGCAAGTTAATTAATCGTACTGCAAAGTCTGTTCAAACTCGCGGTCAGCTACTTAAAAAGAAAGGTTTGATCGATAGCTTGTATTGCTACGGAGAAAACCATCATTGCTCAGTATATTCAAATGAAGATGTTGAATTGGTTAGACAACTTCACGATGAAGGTCTGCCAATGAAGTTAATCGCTGAGAAAATGGAAATACCATATCAATACGTTCAAAAACTTTATCTTCACATCGCAAGAGTTAACGACCCTGTAAATTTAATTTCTTAAACCAACCCTTCTAAATTAAACGACCAAATTGCACTAATTAATTATCTAGGTAACGACCATGACCACAATGTATTTCAAATCAACAAACGGTGATGCTGCTAAAGCCATCGAAGAATACGAAAATGCGAAAAATGCATACCAAAAGCTTTTTCAGCCTTTAGCTGATGCGTTCAATGCTGAAGCTATTTTTACTTACAGCGTTCACGGAATGCGTTTTTATGATCTTGCATTCAAAGACTATCAGAACATTCCTGATAAAGACCTTTGGACTAAACCTAATCCTAAATATAAAGATGCCTGCCGTATTCGATCTAGTGTTCGTGGGAAAGAGAACATAGCTCGATTAAAAGAACTTGAATCTCGTTATTTATCCTTACTTCCCAAAGATATTGATACTCCAAGTCGAAACCAGTTTTACGAAACAATTGGTATCAGTTGGGGTGATATCGTCTTCTCTGGACTCAAATTCTTTGTCCACGAAGGAACGACCTATTTAGCTACAGGTCTCGAACTAACTAAAAACGTTGTTGAAATCACTGGCAGTGAATTTTCCGCTGCAGAAAAATCCTATAACCAGAAAAGCGAGTAACGACCAATGTTTTCAAAAAACATCATCATCTATCGCGTTAACCGTGACGTAGATTTCAATGCTGAAAAGCTAGAGCAGCAGCTTGAAGAATTTAAACTCACTCCATGTGGCTCACAGGACAAACAAAAATTTGGCTGGGTGTCTGCATTACCAAAAGGCCAGATGTTTACCCATTTGTCAGATGGTCACATCCTGATCCGTTCTTGCAAGCAAGAGAAGTTGTTGCCAGCTGCTTGTGTTAATAAGCTCGTCAAAGAGAAAGTTGACTACATGGAAGCGCAAGAAGGGCGACCTCTCAAGAAAGCAGAAAAAGACGATATCCGTGATGATATCGTTATGGATAAGCTGCCAACCGCTTTTATCAAAGAGACTTTTACCAACGTATTTATCTTCCCCGCTGATGGTCTAATTGTTGTTGATACTTCAACGCACAAGAAAGCTGAAGACACACTTGCCCTGCTTCGAAAATCAATGGGTAGTCTTCCTTGCATTCCTCTTATCCCGCAAATCGCAGTCGAAACAACATTAACCGAATGGGTTAAAACTGGTGACGTTCCTAGCGGTTATGAAATTGGTAATGCTGCTGATATGAAGTCAATTCTCGATGATGGCGGTACAGTCAAGCTCAAGAATAACGAGCTAACTTCTGATGCTGTCCACCAGCACATTGAAGAAAACAAGATGGTTATTGCGCTTGAGTTAAGTTGGCAAGATCGCATTAGTTTTGTGCTGAAAGAGAACATGCAGTTATCTCGCGTTAATTTCGGAGATGTAATCACCGATCAAAACGAAGACATACCGCGAGAAGATGTTCACGCTCGTATGGATGCGGACTTCTCATTAGCTGCTGGTGAAATGCTTGCTCTTATCAAGTCTCTCATCGATGTTTTAGGCGGTCTCCCCTCTCTTGATTAGGCACCATCCAAATAGTGCATAAATCCAAACCTGTCACCTACAAGATTATCAAAAATGTTGTAGGTGACTTCAAAAGAAATTCAGCTATTTATAGGGACGATCTATGCCAAGAGCAGCCGTGATCACGCTTAAAAAACACGCCTCCGATATCGGTTATAGCCCGAAAACAATCACCAATCGAATTCACGAAGGCTATTACCCTCCCGGAATATTTTACAAAGACAAAGGCCAGTGGCTAGTAGATACTGAGGAATGGGATAGATGGCACAGAAGCAGCAACAAGCACTAGACTTGCCAACCGGCATTGAACTTAATGGTGGTTCTCTACGAATTGTTTTTTATTGCAACGGAAAACGCTACAGAGAAACGCTTGGCATACCTCCAAACAGAAAGAACATCACATTCGCCAAGCAAAAGCGGGAATCTATCCTTTATGAAATCAAAGTAGGCACATTCAACTACGCTTACCATTTCCCTAATTCAAAGCATGCAACAGGCAAGCCTCGCTCTAAAGATATTGGCGAACTTGCTGAAACCTATCTTACTAGTAAAAAGCCAAACGTCAGAGGATCAACGTTCAGAAAGTATTCCGCGGTACTTAAAACGTTTGTTTCTATCTACGGCAGCAAACGGCACTGTAATACCTTATCACCTCGATCGCTGGAACAATTTCGGAATGAGCTTGCGGCAGGACGAGCAGCGCGAACCGTTAACCGATACCTTGTCACAATTAAGTCTTTCATTAGCTGGCTGTATAAAATGGAATACATAGATAAGGACCTGTCGCACCATTTATTACGAGTGAAAGAGTACGAATCTGATATTAGGCCATTCTCTATTGATGAGTTTAACCAGGTGATATCGACGTATAGACACGAACAGCACAAGAACATATTTACGCTCTTCGTTTATACAGGGCTTCGGTCTGGTGAGTTGTGCGCGCTTGCTTGGGAAGATGTCGATTTTGATAAGAAGACAATCACCGTTAGGCGATCAACGTATGACAACAGAGGTCTAAAAACGACGAAGACGGATAAGGAGAGAGTTATTGATTTGATGCCACCAGCTTATGAGGCATTAAAGTCTCAGATGAAACTCACATACCTTTACCCGGTAAAAACTCACGATGTTGAACTCCCTGATAAAACATTCAGGAAAGACAAGATCCGCTTTGTGTTTAATCCTAAAGCGGTGAAGCATCAAAAAGGCAGTGAATTTGATTACTACTGCAAACATGCATTAGGTAGAAGTTGGAGATTACACTGTAAGCAAGCTGGAGTTGAGCACCGGAACCAATACCAACTTAGGCATACTTATGCCAGTTGGATGATCACCTTTGCCAATGTGAACGTGAGTTACTTAGCTCAACAAATGGGACATGCAAACATAACCATGATCGCTAAGGTTTATGGTAAGTGGCTGACTGAGGCCAATAAGAAAGAGTCAAATAGGGCATGGGAGGAATTGAAGAAAAGCCATAATTTATAATTAGGGCGAAATTAGGGCATTTTTTAGGGCGGTATAGGGCATTATTTTCCATTCTACTGTTTTTATGAACAGTTGGTAGAAAATGAAAAGCGCCCCTTTCAGAGCGCTTTCAATCTTATTCCCAATCAAGGATAACTTTACCGGAAGCCCCGCTACGCATAGCGTCGAAGCCTTTTTGGAAGTCATCAACCTTGTAGTGGTGAGTGATGATTGGTGACAAATCTAGACCAGATTGGATCAGGCTTGCCATCTTGTACCAAGTTTCGAACATTTCACAGAGATACATGTTTTTATAGCTTTAAAACAACAAGTTATAAAAAGATGTGTTTTTGATTAGGGCATATTTAGGGCTATTTTAATGTTAGATTGATATCCTGGAAATCCCGAAACGATCTAAAACAGACTGCTCGATTTCCTCTTCAAATCTCCATACCGGCTCAATATAGCCATCATCGCCCTCTTTTAATGAGTGATCATAATTGTCAGGATACGATGCATCGTCATGCCTTACAGATATTGTCGCCATTTCTACAACTCTATCTATGGATAAATCACTTCTTTCAAGATCATCACCAGTATTAATGATATTTACTTTACCTCGCATAAAACTCTCTCCAAGCTTTCGATTAAATTTTTACTATCGGCCCACTTGGCATGACCAAGCCAAGAAGCCAAAAATCTGCGCAATTTTTCTTTTTCGCCTCTTTTGGTATATCGCTTTATTTTTCTTTTCGCTGATAAAACAGACTGCCTCCTAAGCAACTTGTGTGTCGGCCAGATCCTATACCCGAGAAAGTTAACCCCGCGACTTACACTTGTAACTGACCATTTTGATAGCTTTAGCTTCATTTCTTGCAAGCAAAATGTCTCGAACCTATCTTTTAGTTCAAGAAGCTCCGATTTGCTTCGACCAAAAATGACAATGTCGTCCATATATCGAATGAAGTTCTTTTTCTTTGCTGTGTGCAATATCCATTCGTCTGCCATTGTTCCGTAAACATTCGCAAACAATTGACTGGTAAGATTACCAATTGGAATTCCGACCCCTTCCTTAGGAATAAACTTCTCGATAAGATCAAGAGACTCCTTGCAGGAAATTTTCGCTCTAATACGATTGTGAAGAACAGCTCTATCTATGTTGTAGAAATAGCCGCTAAAGTCAGTTTTTAACACCCACACATCACCAGACTTAAGTAGCCTTCGCATAATTGCTTGGCACTCTATAGCGCCAGCGTGCGCTCCCTTGCCAGTACGGCATCCATAACTTTGCTTGTAAAATGTAGATTCGAAGATTGGCTCAATAATGTTGTTTATTGCATGCTGCACCACCCTATCCTTAAATGGTAGTGCTGAAATAAGACGCCGCTTTGGCTCATAAATAAAAAACTCCTTTGGCTTGCCAGGTTGGTATCTTCCGTTAGCTATTAACTCGGAAAAGACCAATGAGTTTTACTCAAGGTAGTCCATGTAGATCATACCGCCGACACTGTTGGGATTTCCCTTTCTTGCCTTATTCGCCGCGTCCAATAGGTTGGTATAACTAGATATCTCTCCGATCAAGCGTTTGTATTTTTTGCCCATAATTATTACGTTCGGCTTTCCACTTCAGTACTCACCTACAATAAATCTCTCAATGTATTCGCCGAAGCAGGTTGATACAGCTGACCACATTAGTGGCCGTCAAGAGTGCCTTAACACATCTTGAGCGAGAATTTGGTCACAGACGCCGCGCGCACCGATGTTACCGTTCGAATTCCAAGGCTCATTGTTCCAGTTGGAACAGCGAGAGCCAGCAAAGCCAGAGTTCGTCCAGTTGCCGCCAAAAAGCGAAGCGAAGAATCTGTATCAACCTTATTGCTTATTTTGATTTGTTAATCCAAGAATTAAGCATAGAGCCGCACTCACTGATTCTTGTGAGAGCTACCGCATGCTGTCTTGGTGTAAATATCTTTTGTGCCGACTTGGTGGCAAAGCGGATCAGATACCTTAAATTTGCTAGACCTGCGTCGCACAAATACAGTTTTGATTTTTGCCCTGACTTGCCTGCTTTAATAAATAGATCAACTTGCTCAAACAAAGCGTTGATTATTTTATCCCTCAATACTGCATGCACCCTTGGTGCATTTTGCATAATTGGATATATGTAATTAACAACAGTGTCAAACTTCTTAATAATTTGCATTTGTTCACTACTTATTATCGCATCACGATATTGTCTACTCATGCTCGCTTCCGCTCGCTATACAAGTTGCAAGTGGTCACAGACGCCGCGCGCACCGACGCCACCGAGCGAACCCCAAGGCCCAGCGCTCCAGTTGGAACAGCGAGAGCCAGCAAAGCCAGAGGTCGCCCAGTAGCCGCCAAAAAGCGAAGCGCCAGCCCCAGCAGACCCTGCCACATAAACTTGACCTTCTCCGTTTGTATCCGCTGCATACCATGCATACCCAGAAGAACCGTTACCGCGATCCCAATTCTCTGCACCCCACTGCCACATATGTCCAGATACCTGCTCGCAGCCAATGGTCGATCTTGCGCTTGCATCAAATGACGTTGTTACCGGGTCTGTCCCGACAGCATAACCGGCAGTTGCTCCCATGGCTAAAACAGAAAATTCAGAATAGTTTGGCAACCTTTTTCCGTATGCGGATAAAACTTCAGACGCTACATACTGTGTAAAAGTTGAATATTGCGAAGTTCCATCCCCTCCCCAAGCTGAAGGGATAACAGGCGTTGAATCGACGTCCGCGATAGTTGCGTTATATGCTGACGTCCCTAGCACATCTGGCGTTGCATTTAGAAGATAAATATCTGCCCAAAAACCTCCGATAGTTCTCGCCATACCCCTAGGATCGCTACAGCTTGGCTTATACTTCAAATCCCATACAGATCGAGAATTAATGAAAGAGTCTTGATAATGAAAGCCGCCAATTCTCCTTGAGTTGGACTCAGTATATCCACTTGGCACAGTAAAATTATCAGACGCTATAAGCCCATCAGCTGTTGCATAAATGGCGTAATCCGTTCCAGAAACAAGTGACGGAAGCGAGACTGAGTCACTCGATGAAAACGATAATATAGATCCTCCAACGGCAACAATAATGTCAAACGCAGCGCTTATTGAGCTTGTCGATGCTAAAAATGCTGGTTCAGAACCAATGGACTTAAGAAACAAGTTTGGGTCCTGTGTTAGGCCACCTATGGCAGCATCCACCTCAGACTTGCTGTAAGTTTCTGTTTTTGA